TTTACCTTCATCCTCCTCCTCTTCATTATTACCACGACTATAATCTCCAGGAATGTATGGTTGAATTCCAAATCTTTTAAAATCTTTTGCTAATTTTTCATCCTCTCTTTGCTGTGGTGTTTTAGTGGCATAATCAATTCCTTTGTTTATTCCCCAATTCATAGCGTTGCCTAATAAAAAATTACCAATAGTTCCACCAAGAAAGTAACCTGGTCTTAAACTACCTAGTCCTTGTTTTCTTCTCTCACTAAAATACATTATCTTCGGCCTCCTGCTTGTACATCTAACCTAAAAGTACCAAGTTTCCAATCTTGATTTAAACCGTCATTCTCTACTTTAAGAGCCACTGATCTTGCTCTAGCTCGAGTATCAACTTTAGTTGTACTTGATGTAATAGTAAAAGGTCCTAACGATGAACTTACTTGAGAAGCATTAGGATAATCTCTAAGGTTTAATGTAATTTTAGTATTACCTGTTTGAGATAAAAAGTCAGGTATAAATCTTCTAATAGACATAAAATATTCTCCGTCTCCTCTAAAGGTTACGCCTTCTCTTTCCGTTTGCGTAATGTCAAAATCTCCTGATTCAATATTTGAAGTTATAGCCGTAGCAGTTCCGCCAGCTACTTCATTAACTCCTGTTTCATGTTCAAAGTATGTTGTAACTCCATCTGTGTTTCCACCTACAAAAGTAGATGTAGTAGAACCTTGTGTTCCAGAATCATTGTATTTAGTTGCGTGAGGTTTGCCAAATACAGCAGAGTCTTGCCACGTAGTTCTTGCTAAACTTCCTGTGGTCCATATTCCTCTTTGAGAAGAAGAATCAATGTAGTTATAGCAAACCATTCTATTAACCACGTTAGAGTTTTCTGTACAATAAAACCAAACTACTTCTCCAAATAAATTATTTAAACCGGCAGCAATTAATTGATTAGCGGTTGTGTTAAGATCATCGTAAACATAGTCTTCAACTAAACAGTCCATTGATTCTAGTTTACCAGTATACCTAAAGAAACCATTGTCAGACATCCAATAGGCCGCACCATCTACTTCTAGACATGCATTCTTTCCAATTAATCCACAGTTAGTTCCTACTTGTTCAAATGAGAATGTAAAAGGTTGACCAACAAAACGCATCGTAAATAATGCTGTATCAGTCCAAACGTAAAGTGCATCTCTACCTCTTTTAGCTCCTCTAATTTCAGATCCATCAGCTAGTCTTTGCATACCGGCCGTATTAGTTGCTGTAGGTGTATACGTATTAATATCTTCTTGGTCTGAAAATCGAATAAACATATTATCTTGAGTACTAGATGTACCAATAGTTGTTTCAGTTCCAAAAAATACTAAGTGCCTGTCGGGTGTAGATACTAATACATCTCTTGAAGCTGTTGGAGCTCCTGTAATAACTGTTGCTCTTGTAGTTGTAGCATTAGCATCATCTGCATCCCATTCAAAACATTTACCATCGGTAATTAACGCTATGAGTTTAGTTCCATAGTTGTCCAAGGTCCATGTTCCGGGCTTAATGACAAAGTCTCCAGAAGCCGGGTTTCCCCATCCAACATAGTCAGATGAGTTGGTGACGGTATCACCATCTGAGTGCGAAGCTGCAGTTGTATTTCTAACTCCTCGTGTAACACCTGTTAAAGTATTACCACTAATTCCTGTATAAGAGATTTCTTCTGTTCCAATTTGCACATATGAAGTTCCTGAGTCTGGGAACAAAGAAGCGTCTGTTAATACAATGGTAGTTGTAGAAGAGTTAATCGCTCCGTTTAAAGTTGTTGTATATTCACCGGCAACGGTTCCGCCCCATTGACCAATGCTCCATCCGTCTCCGCCTAATTGTTTAGCGGGTCCAACGTGATAGTATTGAAAATAAGTTATGCCTCCAGAAGTCGTGGCTCCTGAGCCAGTTTCATTACTAGGCATTGTTATGGTAATAGTTGAAGCTGTAGGAACTGTTGTAACCATAAACTTTTTGTCACAAAAATCTGAAGCTCCAAAGTTAGAACCTGTAATAGAACTAAAAGTTGAAGTTCCTCCAAAGAGAATAATATCTCCTTTTGAAAAACCATGATCAGAACCAAATGTAATAGTTACAGCTGCATCATCATTAGTTGTACTAAAAGCGTTTGAGATAGCTGTACCTGATGGATTAACTAAAGGGTGAATGTCATAGAATACACCACCAGAATATACATATAAAATTCTGTTAGTTCCTATGGCTGCGTACTTAACTTGATTACTATTTACAAAATGATGAAGAGCTCTAGCTGCTCCTGTTAGATATTCCTCTCCTAACTGAGCCCAGCCCCCTATTTTTTCTGGTGTTGAATACCTGAAACGTACGTTATCTCCGCCGACCCACTGTCCTTCAGCGGTTGTGGGAGTAACTTGTTTGTTAAATCCAGGTAAAAATCCTATCTTTTGTAGCATACAAAAATCCTTGTTATGAAAATATACTATATTTGCGGTGAGTTCAACCTAGTTTAGGTATACCGAGTATAGGTCTTTTATCATACAAATTGGTCTTTGCAAACCTTCCATCTGCATGATTGTAGTGTAAAAACACTTGACCACAAAGCTTACCTTCGAAAGGTTCTCTCCAGTGCTCTAATTCACAGCCAGAATAAATGATCATATCTCCTGGATTTAACGTATAGGGAATACCTTTTGGTGCTTCAGGTTTATGAATACCTTTATATTCATTAATTACATTATCACTTCCAGTAGGGTCTATAAATATAGGCCATGGATCTCCCCCTAAATTAAGAGTGGTTGATATTTCACAGCTCGGTCTGTCTTTGTGTCTTTGTAGAATATTACCTGTTTTATAAAGTCTACAATAAGAATAAGTAGGTACTAATTTAAGTCCTGTTTTTTTTTGCATAACAGGAATTGTTTTAACAAGTAAAGTCTCCATTAAACGATCTGCATATTTAGCATAAGAGTTGGGTACTTGCGGGTCTTTAAAATTACCCAATAAAGTATTTTTTTCATAAGTAATTCCTTTATCTAATAAAAAATGATCGGCTTCAGCTGAAATTTGTAAATAACGATAAGCTATGTCACAAACTTCTTTAGACACTGCTCTCTTAATAAGTTGATATTTATCTTTTTTAAATGTAGGCATTGGCTACTTTTTCATATCGTGGAGGCATAATTTGATCAATGCGTCCTTCTTTATCTCTTCTTATTTGTAATTGATCTTTTAATTTAAATAAAGATCTAATCTCCTCATCTGTTTTTAACTCTTGACCTTTTAAATCAAATGTTTCTGGAGTCCAAATATTAACAATAATAGGTATTTCCTTAATACCTAATGCTTTAGCAACAGCCATTCTATTGTTGCCCACAATTACTTTAATTATAGGTCCGTAATCGTGTCCATACTCAGCATAAACAGGTTCTAAAATACCATGTTTTTTAATAGAAGCTGTTAAACTATTTTTAAATTTTTCTTCTGCAGGACCATGGAATTCTTTTCTATCTAGAAAGTCAATTTCATTAATAGGTAATTTAGTATAAATTAATTTTGTCATTAAGTGTTAGGGGTTTGAATAAAATTAAAAGAAACAGACACTCTTAAACTTTTATCCCCTTTGGCTTTGGTATTATTTTCTTCTACACCATGGGGAACCCATGCTGGAAACATAATACATCTTCCTTCTATTGGTGGAATTTTAGTTATTCTCCATAAAGGTCGTGGAAGATCTTTTACTCTTCTCGGTAATTGAATATTGGCTCCTGGTCTTGGGTCTTCTAACCATAAACAACCAGAATCTTTAGGGACTTGAATATAGTAAACTCCTGAAAAATCTGAATTAGGATGAATGTGATATTTATTATAGGCATTAGGTGGATTAATATTAGCCCACATATTACCTAACCCTACTTTAGGTTCCATTCCATAATCTTTAAAAATTTCGTGCATCATAAGAAAAAGATGATCACACAAAAGTTTATATTCAGGTTTCTCATTCATGTTTGTGGGACTATGCCAACCACCACCTGAATTAGTTTTTTCCATCGTAGGATCTTTTTTAGACCAAGCTTTTATAAGTTTAAATAAATGTTTATTTAAGTTTTTAGAATCTGCAAAGTCTTTGTGGTAAATAGGTGTTGGCCACATTAATTCTCTTTTGAGCATTATCTTAAAGGAGGTCCTCCAAACCACATAACAAGAGATCTTCTTATACCTTTTTTAACAGGAGCTACACGGTGTCTTAAAAATGAAGCAAAGAAAATAGCTTGACCTTGTTTTAAATCATTAGGTCTTTTTCCTTTGTCCATAAATTCTAATTCTCCTCCTTTAAATTCTGAAGGATCAGAAAGTAAACAAGTCATTGATATTTTTCTAACGGTTGGTTCATGAACAAAACTGGTATCTGAATCCATATGCCAATCATAAAAACCACCTTTAGGGTATTCTGTAAATTGTGCAGGTTCTGTTAATTCCATACCATCAAAACCAAAATGATTTGAATTTGTTCTACGCATGGTATCTTGAATTTGTTGATACATCTCAGGCATATTTTTAAATGGAATCCAACTAATAGTTGTTACTCTTTTTTTAGTATCATGTTCTCCACCTTTTTTTCCTGCACCCACTTTTGCTTGTTCAGGTTTTAAAGAATGACCCATATCAATAATCATTTGACATTGTTTAGGTGTAAAGATTGGTTCGTTAGTTATAGCCATGTAAGATTTCCAACGAGGTTCTAATCTAAGTGTCATTCTCTTTGTCCTCCTGCAGTTCTAGAAGTAACAGGATTGTAATCAACATCTACATTACAAACTAATGTTCTTCTTTTTTCTTTATTACCATTCCAA